GGCAACAAGCGCGGCGCTGACGACAGGCATCAGCGCAACCGCAGCGGCAAGCGCCACGACACAGACATCGTCGGCGCTCAGCACGGCCATTCGCGTGGCGTCAGGTGCTTCAGCTTCGACCGGCAGCAATGCGGCACTGGCCGGCGCAGTCTCTGCAGCGATTGCGGCGACCAACGCGGCGGCTACGGCGTACGCGGCAGCGATTACAACGCAGATTATCGCGGCTTCAACAGGATCGGCGAGTCCGTCGAGTGGCGCTTCAATATCCGGATACATGGTCGTTCCGGGCGATATTGCGTTAGACGACTACGCTCTGTGTGACATTTCTACAAACGATCTTTTGCCATGGTCCATTGCTGCAAGAGATAGCAGTCCCTGGTCAATTCGAGTGAGCGACATAGGATGAATTCATATACCGCACAGTCGCTCATCCGGATGACCGCAGCAATCACTGCGACCAGCACTGGCGTGGCCACTGACCCGACAACGGTAACGCTGAAGATACAAACGCCGGATCAGGTTGTCGCCGATCTGTCCGGCACGGTGCAGCGTGATAGCACCGGCAATTACCACGCCGACTACACCGCGACGAAAGTCGGCCTGCATCAGTACGAATGGCAATGCACCGGCGCCGTAGTAGTTTCCGGCGCAGGTCAATATCTCGTCTCTCAGGGGTTATTTTGAACTTCATCCGCCGATTCTTCTCCAGCGCAGTCTCTGGTATCCGCGAGGCGTGGCAGCCCAAGGACCGCGCTCCGATGAAGATCAGGGACGGCCTGCTGACCGCTATGGGCGCTTCCGTAGAATTGGAGACATACGTCCTGCCGACGGTTGCGCCGCGCGTCATCCCGGCGCCTGCCAAGCTCGCGTGCGATTCGCTGATGGAAGCCAATTATTCCTATGCCTCTTCGCAGATCAGCGAGGGGCTAGGCTTCATGGGTTACACGTACCTGGCCGAACTCACGCAGCGCCCGGAGTATCGCAAGGCATCCGAGATCGTCGCCAAGGAAATGACCCGGAAGTGGATCAAGCTCCAATGCTCAGGCGAAGAGGACAAGGCCGACAAGATCAAGGCGATCGAGGCCGAATTCAAGCGCCTGAACGTGCAGGAAGTGTTTTGCAAGGTCATCGAGCATGATGGTTTCTTTGGCCGCGGACAGATCTATATCGACACGGGCGCAACGGACAAGCCGCAGGAACTGAAGACGCCGCTATCCGACAGCGCGGGCAAGATCGGCAAGGGCATGCTGAAGCGTATCGGCGTGGTTGAGGCGATGTGGACCTACCCGAACCAATACAACGCGCTCGACCCGCTAGCAGCAGACTACTACAAGCCGTCAAGCTGGTTTGTGATGGGAAAGGAAGTGCATGCATCGCGCCTGATGTTCTTTATCTCGCGCCAGGTGCCTGACATGCTGAAGCCGGCCTATGCGTTCGGCGGGCTGTCCCTGACGCAGATCATGAAACCGTACGTCGATAACTGGCTCAGAACGCGCCAGAGCGTCTCTGACCTGCTGCACAGCTTCTCGACGATGGTGCTGAAAACAAACCTGTCCGGCGTGCTCACTGGCGGCGGCGGGGATGACATGGTTCGCCGCGCTGAATTGTTCAACAAGAGCCGTGACAACAAAGGCTTGATGCTGCTGGACAAGGACACAGAGGACCTAACGAACGTCTCCGCACCCATAGCATCACTGGACAAGCTTCAGGCGCAGGCACAAGAACAGATGGCTTCCATAGCGGGTATTCCGCTCATCATCCTGCTCAAGATCACGCCGGGCGGCCTCAATGCATCGTCAGACGGCGAAATTCGCACGTTCTACGATTGGATCGAAGCGCAGCAGGAGGCGCTGTGCACGCCCCAGCTCTCGCGCCTGCTGAACATCGTGCAACTGTCCCTGTTCGGCGACATTGATGACGAGATCGGCTTCAAGTGGGAACCGCTGTGGACATTGGACAAGGGCGAGGCAGCGATGGCGCGCAAGACCGAGACGGACTCGGATGTCGCGCTGATCGATGCCGGCGTGCTGTCTCCGCTTGAAGTGCGCACGCGATTGGCCGGCGAGGAAGACAGCCCATACATGGGCCTTGACGTTGACGATGTTCCGGAGCCGCCAGAGCCTGAAGTAGCGCCGGGAGAAAACGACGAGGGCGAATAGCATGGCCACGAAACGCCCTGCGACGCTTGACCCGGTCCATCCGAATGTCGGTATCGAGATGCAGTACCGCAGGAAGTTGGAGAAGCTGATTTCAGAGATGCACAACAGCCTTGTTTATTGGCTGACCGCAGCGTACCGGGCGAATACTCCGGAAATGGCGCAGGACGAGACGCCAGCCATTTCATTACGCGAAGTCTTCGGCGCGCTGGCTAAGCGCTGGCAAAGGCGGTTTGACGACGCGGCGCCGGAACTTGCGGAGTACTTCTCGGTTAAAGCGGCTAAGCGCGCCGACGGCGCCCTGGCGAACATTTTGAAGCGGGCGGGATTCTCCGTCGCGTTCAAGATGACGCCGGAGGCCACCGACATTATGCAGGCGACCATCGGGGAGCAGGTCGGGCTAATCAAGTCGATTGCATCACAGCATCTGTCCGAGATTGAAGGGCTTGTGATGCGCTCCGTATCGACCGGGCGCGATCTGAAATACCTGACGGACGAGCTGCAGAAAAGATTCAGCGTAACCCGCAAGCGCGCCGCGTTCATTGCCCGAGACCAGAATAACAAGGCCACGGCAAGCATCACGCGGGCTCGGCAGAAGGGATTAGGAATCACCGAGGCCGTATGGATGCACTCGCATGCGGGGAAGCATCCCAGGCCGTCGCATGTGGCAGCCAATGGCAAGCGCTACGACATCGACAAAGGTATGTATCTGGACGGCGTCTGGACTTGGCCGGGCGTTGAAATAAATTGCCGCTGCCTTAGCCGAAGCGTCGTGCCGGGGTTCTGATTATTTCTGGATTTTATCAACGAATAGCGATTTGACCGATTTCCATAGATCGGTATCGCCATCGTACTCGGGCATTTCAGGGTAAGGCTTCTTGTGCCACCTGATCATCGCTTCGACGGTGAATTTGGCATATCGGTAGTAGCTCGCTATCTGCTCAGTCGTCAGGCCGTCGCATTGCATGGACCGCATTTCGTGCGCCCGTGCAAGCGATGACTTGTTCGGCTGAAACTCATCAGACTTTTTCATTGGAACCATAACGATGCAAAAAGAATACGCAATCTCAGGCATGCCTGGCCAATTTGTTCCGGCGATCGTTAGCGCGACGCTTGACAGCAATAATAATCCACAGGCCGCAAGTAATGCCAACCCTGTGCCGATGGTCGACGCCTTCACCGCGCCCTTGGCGACGAACTGGACTAGCGCGACGGGCCTGAACACGGCTGTGGCGATGAACACGGCCGGCATGGATACCGTCGCGGTGACGATCCAATCGACGGGCACATTTACCGCGGGCTCGATCATCTTCGAAGTCTTCGATGGTGCGAACTGGGTGGCGATCAAGTGCGCGCGTGCGACGAGCTACAACACCGATTCGACCTACGCGATGACGGGCCTCACCGGCACGGTCATTCAAGGCTGGACGGTTCCGGCCGCCGGCTTCCCGCAGTTCCGCTTCAGGCTGTCGGCGGTGATGACCGGTACCGCGCCGACCGCGCTGATCACGACCGTCGTATCGTCGGCGCCGGATACCTCTATTGTGACCGCCGGCTTGGACCCGACACAATCGCTGCATCCGGGCGCGCTGCAGATCACCAACGCATCACCGCAAGTCGTGGCCATTGGCGCTGCCTCGGTTGCGTCTGCCGCCGTTGCGGCGACAACGAACCGCGTCACGCTCAGCGCTTCGGCGGCCTGCTGGGTAGCGATCGGCGCGGCCCCGACCGCTGTAGCGAATACCACGGGCAGCATTTACGTCCCTGCCAACTTCCCGATGCCGCCGATTGTCGTCACGCCGGGCATCACCAAGATCGCGGTGATTCAAGCGGTCGCTGGCGGCTATCTGTCCATCATCGAGTCCAACTGATCATGGAAAAATCGAACGTTCTCGCCTTCGACCGGGGCAGCGTCCGAACCATTGACCAAGACGGGCGCATGCACGTTGCGCTGACCTGCATCAGCAAAGCCAATGTGTGCGGGTACATGGGCTCGGAAATTCCGGACGCCGAGAAGTTCGGCCTTGACCCGAATAAGGTTTATCAGCTCTACCGGGATCCGGAAGAGTTGGCAAAGGCAGCGGAATCGTTCAACAACATCCCGCTGCTGTCGCAGCACGTCCCGGTCTCCGTCGATGACCATCAGCCTGATTTGGTCGTCGGAGCGACGGGCTCGGACGCGGTCTTCAAAGCCCCGTATCTGATGAACAGCCTGGTCATCTGGGAAGCCGCTGCCATCAAGGGTATCGAAAGCGACACGCAGCGCGAACTGTCCTGTGCTTATCGCTACGAACCGGACATGACGCCCGGCGAAATCAACGGCATCCGCTTCGACGGCGTGATGCGCAATATTCTCGGCAATCACATTGCTTTAGTGGAGATTGGCCGAGCTGGTCCCGATGTCATCGTCGGGGATTCGCAACTTGTAATGGAGTTAGACACTATGAGCAATAAAGCCCTTTCTCGGAAGGCGATTCTGGCAAAGGGGGCGCTCTTGGCCTGCCTCCTCCCCAAGATGGCATCCGATGCACAAATCAATATCGACCCGCTTCTCGTCGGCGTCAATAACGAGAACTGGAAAGAAAAGAAGGCCGGAATTTTCGCCGGCCTGGCCCCGCTGACCAAAGGCAAGTTGGCGAAGGATGCCGAGCTGGGCGATGTCATCGAACTGCTCGATAGTCTCGACGGCACCCATCTGCCCGATAAGGATCTGGCCGGCGATGAGGATGACCAAGTCGACGAAAAGGAAAAGACAGTCGATTCCGATGGCCTGTCCGACGAAGAAGAGACCCAGTACCAAGCGCTTCTGAAGCGTCGCAAGCCGAAACCCGAGGGCGCCGCTGACGAGCCTCCGGAATTCGCAGGCAAGCCGAAGAAGCCGGGTATGGACGAGGCGATCAAGGCTGCTGCGAAGACCGCAGAAGATGCCGCCGTGGCTCGCATGCGCGCCATCTCCGAGGCTGAAAAAGTCGTTCGTCCGTACGTCGGCGAGCTGGTTGCGCAGGACAGCGCCGAGGCGGTCTACAAGCTCGCGCTCGACACCTTGGGCGTCAATGTCGAAGGCGTTCATCCGTCGGCCTTCCGGGCGATTCTTGAAGCGCAGAAGAAGCCCGGCGATGTTGCCTATGTCGTCCAGGATTCCGCGTCGATCAAGAGCTTCAATGACCGGTTCCCGGAAGTCACCCGCATCACGGCCCTCTAACCAGACCAGACACTTCAAAGGAAATAAATCATGAGCCAGTTCCAATCTCAAGTTAACGTCATGCCGGCGCCGGCCGTGGCAGGCGATTTCGCCTCTGCCAATCCGCGCGCCTCGGTGCTGAACGGTCCCGGCGATCCCGTTGCCGGCGCTGCTGGTGTTGCGGTCGGCCTCTTCGCGTGGTTGCAGCCGAACGGCTACGATCAAATGTCGGGCGAAATCGACGGCTATTCGCTGGCCAACAACTTCGGGCCCGGCGTCCCGACCGGATTTGTCCATCGGGAACAGCAAGCGCTGATCACGGCATTTCTTCAAGGGAACAGCCAGCTTGTTCCGCAGGGCCTGCAGGTTACGCTGCATCAGGCGGGCGATTTCTGGGTCAAGCATACCGGCGCGAGTGCTGTGACCATCGGCATGAAGGCTTACGCGAACAACGCAACCGGCGCGATCAGCTTCGCCGCAACGGGTAGCCCGACGGCCGGCGGCACTTCGACGGCATCGACCATCGCTCTGAACAACGGATCGGCCAGCACCATCGCGGTCAACAGCGTCACCGGCTCGATTGCCGGCACGACCCTGACCGTTTCGGCGGTGGGCACGGGCGCTCTGGCTCCGGGTGAAGTGATTTCGGGCACCAACGTTGCGGTCGGCACGACCATCGTTGCGCAGCTTACCGGCACCACGGGTTCGACCGGCACCTATCAGGTCAGCATCAGCCAGACCGTGACTAGCACCACGATCACGACTCCGGGTTACGCGACCATGACGGTCGGCGGTACCGTTACCGGCTACTTCGCGGCGGCCCAGACCGTTACCGGCGGCACGACCGCGGCGGGCACCACGATCCTTTCGCAGATCAGCGGCACCGCGGGCGTTGCGGGTACCTACGCCGTAACCAACAGCCAGACCGTGACTTCGGCCTCGCTGACCGCTTCCGGCGGCCTGCTGACCATCGGCGGCACCGTCACGGGCGCCTACGCGCTCAATGATCTGCTCACCGGCTCGGGCGTCAATGCGGGCACCTACATCACCGCGCTACTGACTGGCACCGGTGGTGCAGGCACCTACCTGCTCAACCAAGGGCAGACGATGACTTCGCAGGCCATCGGGGTCAATGCCAATACCGAGACCAAGTGGTACGCGATGAGCGTCGGCGCTGCCGGCGAGTTGATCAAGATGTCTTCGTGGCCGATCGGTTAATTCCCCGCTAGCCCAAAACTAAACAACCGCCTTTCGGGGCGGTTTTTTTACGCCCAAAGGAAAGTAAAAATGAATATCAAAGGTCTCGAAGCAGTCTCCCAGGCCGACCGCGAGCGTTTTGCGCAGCGTGGCCTCGTCATGGACAGCGCAACGCACTACATCACTCGCGACGCGCACGACAACATCGCAATGGACGCCCAGCCTGGTCTTGTCACCACGACGAGCTCGGGAATCCCGTTCTATCTCTCGAACTTCATCGATCCGAAGCTGATCCGCGTTCTGTTCGCGCCGAACAAAGCCGCTCAGATCCTTGGCGAAGAGAAGAAGGGCGACTGGACAATGAACAGTGCGACGTTCCCGATCATCGAGCATACCGGCGAAGTGTCGAGCTATGGCGATTACTCGGAAAACGGCAGCGCGAACTACAACGCCAACTTCCCGATGCGCCAGTCGTATCACTATCAAACCATTACCCAGTGGGGCGAGCGTGAAGAGGAAATGAGCGCCCTCGCACGGATCAACAATGCGGCCGAGAAGAATCTGGCCAGCATCGTCGTGTTGAACAAGTTCCAGAACAATACGTATTTCTACGGCGTGTCGGGCCTTCAGTTGTATGGCCTTCTGAACGATCCTTCGCTGTTGCCTCCCTCGGCCCCGGTGCCGAAGGCGTACAACTCGAATGCGTCTGGCCCGTGGATCACGAACGGCGTCGTCACAGCGACCGCGAACGAGGTATATCAGGACATCCAAACCCTGTTCGTCGATCTCGTCCAGCAATCGGACGGCCTGGTCGAAATGGACACGAAGATGGTGCTTGCCCTGTCGCCCGCGTCGAGCGTGGCTCTGACCGCGACCAACTCGTACAACGTGAATGTTTCGGACCTCTTGAAAAAGAATTTCCCGAACCTCCGTATCGAGACCGCGATCCAGTACGCCAACACCGCCGCTGGCAATCTCGTCCAACTGATCGCCGAAAGCATCGATGGCCAGAAGACCGCAACCACGGCTTTTACCGAAAAGCTGCGCGCGCACCGCATCATCCCGGCCATGACGGCGTTCAAGCAAAAGAAATCGCAAGGCACTTGGGGCACGATCATCTGGATGCCCTTCGCCATCGCGCAACTGGTGGGAGTTTAAGCCGCCGCAAGCAAGAAGGGACGGCCGCCAATCCCGGCGGCTGTCTCAACTCTAAGCCACGCTTGCCGGCGTGGTTTCACTTTTTGGAGTCACCATGGCAAACGAAAACGTATCAAACGCAACCCTGACGGTCGCCTGCAAAATGCCTCATGGTTTTCATCTGGACATTTTCGCGCCAGACAAGCCGAAGCGTCGAATCACCGTCAAGGGCAGCAATTCGTCGCGAGTCATCGGCGGTTACGGAATCACCGAGGGCGTTCCGAAAGATCACTGGGATGTATGGCTTCGTCAGCATCCCGAGCTTCCGGCCGTCACCGGCGGGCTGATTTTCGCTTTAGGCCAGACGCGATCGGTTGAGGATAAGGCGCTCGAGCAGGCCGAACTCCGGACCGGGCTCGAAGGGCTGAATCCGAAAGACAAGGTTAGCGGCGTCGAAGCGCTGCAAAAGGACTGATCCATGAGCGGGATAGTGACTTTCGACTATGGCGCATGGAGTGCCCGCTATCCCGAACTCGCGGCCTCAGTGAACGCAACGCTGGCCGGGGCCTACTTCGCTGAAGCCGGCCTGTACTGCGACAACACCGACTGTAGCCGAATCTGGGATGTGAATGCGCGCGCGCTGTTGTTGAATATGGTTGTGGCGCACATTGCGGCTCTCAATGCGACGATCAACGGGCAGGCTGCATCGCCGCTCGTCGGGCGCATCAGCAACGCGACAGAGGGCAGCGTTAGCGTGCAGACGCAAATGGATTACCCGCCGGGCAGCGCGCAGTGGTTCGTGCAGACCCGCTACGGCGCGGCCTTCTGGGCGGCAACGGCTCAATACCGAACGATGCGGTACATCCGTGGCCGGTAAGGCGTTCTCCGGCGGCGAAAAGCTGCAGGCGAGGCTTGCGGAATTGGCGCGGAACCTGTCCAAGTCTGCGACGGTGAAAGTTGGGTTTATGGGCGGCGCGATCTATCCCGACGGCACACTGGTTGCTGCGGTGGCTGCGTTCAATGAATTCGGCGTGCCATCCCATAACCAGCCGCCGAGGCCGTTCTTTCGCGGAATGATCGCGGACAAAAGTCCGACATGGGGCGATGGTGTTGCTGAGGCCCTAAAACGCTGCGACTACGACGCGGCCGAGGCGCTCGACGCGGTGGGCGAGGATATTGCTGGGCAACTCGGTAAGGCCATTCAGGACTATTCCGGCCCGATGCTTGCGCCTTCGACAGTCGCGACAAAGGGATTTGCCAAGCAGCTTATTGATACCGGAGACATGTGGCGCAGCATCACTCATGAGGTCGAAGAATGAACTTGCACCAGATCGTGTCTGGCGCCGTCTCCGCGATCAATCCGTGGGTTACGGCCTCGATCCAGATGTCTGCCGGCTACACGACGGCTGCTGACGGATCGCGCGCGCCGGCGTATGCGCCTGCCGTATCCGTCCAGGTGCAAGCCCAGGCGCTGACCTACAAGGATCTGATGCAGATCGACGGGCTGAATCTGAACGGGGAAAAGAAAGCGCTGTACATCAATGGCAATTGGGAAGGCGTATCGCGTCCTGATGGCAAAGGCGGAGATCTGATCACCATGCCCGATGGCTCGATCTGGCTCATCGCGCAAGTTCTCGAGAACTGGGGCGATACGGATGGTTGGGTAAAAGTCGCGGTCGTCAAGCAGGATGGGAATTAATAGAAAATGACGACCACGCTATCCATCACCGAAAGCCAGACGCTTGCGGCGCTGCGGTCATTCTTGCTGGCGGCACTCCCTGCCGGGGTTGAAGTCGTCAAAGCCCAGGACAACCGCGTCGCTGAAGTTGAAGGCGCTAATTTCGTGACGATGACGCCGATCCTGCGCGAGCAGCTGGCGACCAACACGGCGGCCTACTCGGATGGGTATCCATCCCTGCCGAGCGTCCGCACCGACCTACAGCAAGAGAAGGTCACGATTCAACTCGATATTCACGGGCCGGCGAGCGCCGACAACACACAGATCATCAAGTCGCTATTTCGTACCGAGTGGGCGACGACTCAATTCAGCGCGTCCGGAATCGACGTGGTCCCGCTCTACATGGGCGAGCCGAAACAGATCCCGTTCCTGAACGCCGAACAGCAGATTGAGGAACGATGGACTGTTGATGCTGTGTTGCAAGCGAATCCGATTACTACCGTGAATCAAGATTTCACCCAAGCTCTCACCATCGGAATCAAGCCGATCGACCAGACTTTCCATCCGTAACCCGCCGCAAAGAACGACCCCTGACCCGCCTCTGAGCGGGTTTTTTATTTGGAGCATACTCAATGACCGCCCCTACCATCCCGTTTTCCGCTGTCGTCAACGTCGTTCCTTCCGTTCTTTCTGCCGGCGGCATTGCTGTTGATCTGAACGGTATCATGCTCACGCAGAACGCAATGGCGCCGTATGGCCAGCTGCTTTCCTTCGCCTCCGCAGCCAACGTGGCCAGCTACTTCGGCTCCGGCTCGACCGAGGCGCAGCTTGCCAGCGTCTATTTCAACGGCTTCAGCACGGCGACCAAGCTACCTGGGCAGCTGATGTTTGCGCGCTATCCCGAAACCGCTATCGGCGCTTTCCTGTCGAGCGGCTCGCTTCTTTCGATGACGCTCGCCCAGTTGCAGGCCCTGACCGGCACCTTGATCGTCACGTCGAACGGCACACAGTTCACGTCATCCTCGATCAACCTTTCGGGCGCCGCGAGCTTCAGCGCTGCCGCAGCCTTGATTCAGGCCGGATTCACTGCACCGACCTTCACGGTCGCATTCAACTCGACCAGCAATGCGTTTGTTTTCACCAGCACGACCACGGGCGCAACGTCGACCCTGACCTACGCTACCGGAACGCTGTCCGCCTCCCTGCTGCTGACGCAGGCGACCGGGGCAACGCTCTCCGCCGGCGCGGCGATTGCGACGCCTGCCGCATTCATGGCCTCGATTCTCACCCAGTCGCAGAACTGGGCGACCTTCATGACCACGTGGGAATCTCTCCTCGCCGAAAAGGAATTATTCGCCGCATGGTCAAGTTCGGTTGCGCCGCGGTATCTGTACGTCTGCCAGGACTCGGACGTCAATGCATTGGTCCCCAATACCCTGCTGACCTTCGCTGCTTATTTGGCCGCAAACACCATGTCGGGAAGCTGCCCGGTGTATGGCACGAATCTTCACGCCGCCTTCGTGATGGGCTTTGCCGCCTCGCTCGATTTCAACCGCCTGAACGGCCGCTCGACGCTGTGCTTTAAGTCTCAATCCGGGCTTGTTCCCTACGTCACGAACCAGAGCGCTTACGCGACGGTCGTCGCCAACGGCTACAACACCTACGGCGCTTTCGGCTCGAACAATCCGGCCAATAACGCGAACTGGATGTCTCCGGGATTGGTCTCCGGCACGTGGCTCTGGCTCGATACCTATCTCAATCAGGTCTGGCTCAATGCGAACCTGCAGCTTGCGATGGTCAATCTTCTGCAGGCCGTCAATAGCATCCCGTACAACATGCAGGGGTACGGGCTGGTTTATTCCTCATGCCTTGATCCGATCAATCGCGCTGTCAATTTCGGGGCGATCCGGAAGGGCATCATTCTCTCGACGGTGCAGATTGCAGAAATCATGTATGCCCTCGGAGTCGATGCCTCGAGCGCGATCACGGCTAACGGCTTCTATCTGCAAATCGTCCCGGCGCCCGCCGTTGTTCGCGCCGCCCGCCAGTCGCCGTCAATGACTCTCTACTATCAGGATGGCGAGTCGATTCAACAGCTTACGCTTGCATCGATCGCTATTCAGTAATCAGCAACCCGCTCACCGCACAAGCCCCTTACCCGGGGCTTTTTTTATGGGACTCAAAAATGTCTACCTTGACCTCGGCAAATTCTCAACTGGCGCTTGCTGTTCCCGGTATTTTCTCGTCCGCGCAAAACATCCAGGGCTATGCCGTCGATGATGCTTTCGAGGGCGAGGCGGTTCAACAAGCCGAAACCGCGATGGGCGTCGACGGCTTCCTGAACGCCGGTAAGATCTTCATCCCGTACAAGATGACTATCCATCTTCTGCCCACGTCGCCGAGCGTTCCATTATTCGACATGTGGCGGAACAATCAGGACGCTCAAGTCGATGTCTTCTCAGCGAATGGGACGATACTCCTGCCATCAACGCTGATGCTCTATACCCTGCAAAAGGGCTTCCTGACCTCGGCGACGCCGTTTCCCGCTGTCAAGAAGACGCTGCAGGCGCTGGTCTATGAGATCACGTGGGAACGCATCATTGCCTCGCCGGCGGCGATCTAATGGCGCGCAAGGAATCAACCTTTACCGCGTCTTCAGGGCGCGATGCCGGAAAACAGTATTTCATCCGGGAGATGCCGGCATCTCAGGCTGAACGGTGGGCCATTCGCGTCATTCTGGCCGCCGGGAATGCCGGGATTGAAATCCCGCCCGATCTGGCCGCGCAGGGCATGCAGGGATTGCTCGCGGTAGGTTACATGAACCTGCTCAAGATTCCTTTCGAGTCGGCTGGCCCGCTGCTCGACGAGATGATGGCCTGCGTCCAGCGGGTCGAGTCTTCGATAACGCGGCCGCTGCTGGAAAACGACATCGAAGAAGTTGCTACCCGGTTCCAATTGCGAAAGGCGATCTTCGTCCTGCATACCGATTTTTTTACCGAAGGCGGACCCCAGACTTCGGCGTCCGCCCAGCCGGGAAACAACGGCGAGACACCGTTGAATATCAAGCCGCGCCGCCAACGATCTGCGCCGTAGTCTCGTCTCGAATGGCGACCCTCCACGAACTCGATACCGTTTATGGATTAGAGGATATGTGGACGCTGCTGGAAATTCAGGCCGTTGATCGGCACAACGCTTCTTCCGAGTAAATCATGCCGACAATTCTTGACTCTCTCTTCGTGGAGCTCGGGCTTGATGCTTCAAAGTTCAATGCAGCGCAGAAGAAATCCATTGAGCAGCTAAAGCAGTTTGAAACGGCCTCCGAGAAGGCCGGCAAGGCTTCGCAACTTCACGCCAACGCAATGACGGGCGGGTTTGACAAGCTCAAGAACTCCATCATGGGATTCGGTGGGGCTTTCCTCACCATCGCCGGATTCCAGAAGTTCGTCACGACGATGACGGAGGGCAACGCAGCGCTGGGCAGGGCGTCAAGGCTGCTCAGCATGGGCGGGAAAGACCTAACGGCGTGGGGCGATGCGGCAAAGACTGTCGGCGGGTCGCTGGGCGGGTTTGAAGCGTCGTTGCAGAACATCGAAGGCGGGCTCGCCAAGTTCCACATGGGGCAAGGTGGCGAGAACATCGTGCAGGCGCTAGCGATGCTCGGCGTGCAAGCCAAGAACGGCACAGTCGATTTGTATGCGCTGTCCGATGCCCTGGTCAAGATGAAGAACGAGCGCGGCATACAGACGGCGCATTCGTTTGCCGAGCAGCTTGGGATGGATGAGGGAACGTTCAACCTCCTGATGAAGGGATCGGAAGGCGTTCGCAAACTGACCGAGGAGATGGCGAAGAACAACCATGTCACAGAAGGCGGTCTCCAAGCATCCGAGGAATTGAAAGCGAAGTGGGAAAAACTCGGCGTCGTTGCGACGGCGACCGGCCAGTCAATTCTCGATGATCTAAATCCGGCGCTCAATAAAGCAATCGACCTGATGACCAACGCGGTCAGCATGAAATCCGATTTCACGGCCGGAATGGAATCGATTGCAAAGGGCGACTGGATAACCGCGCTTACTCAGCTATCCGTAGGCGACTTCCGGCGCGCGTTCAAGATGCACATGATCGACGGTTTGACCAATGAGCAGACTGCGGCGGCGATGAACAGCAGAACGCCCGAGAAAGGCTCAGCCGATCAGGCCATCAAATATTTCCAGTCAAAGGGATGGTCGAAGGAACAATCCATCGGCATGGCGGCGAACATCTCGCGGGAGTCAAATTTCAATGCCGGCGCCGTTGGAGATAACGGTGCGGCCTATGGCCTCGGCCAGTGGCACAAAGACCGGCAGGACAAGTTCGAAAAATTGTTCGGGCACCCGATGCAGAAATCGACGACGGAAGAGCAGCTTGCCTTTTATGACTGGGAGCTGAACCACACCGAGAAAAGCGCAGGCGACAAGCTGCGCGGAGCGAAGACGGCAGAAGACTCGGCAAGGATTGTTTCGTCGCAGTTTGAGCGCCCGGGTGACGCGAGCGGTGAAATGAGCAAGCGGGCAGCTATTGCGAGCAGCATGGTCGGCGCACAGGCGAATGCACCAACGGTCGCCGACGGCGGCTCGACGGTCGAGACCCATATCAACACGATCAACGTCAACACCCAGGCGACGGATGCGAACGGTATCGGAAGAGATATGAAAACGGCGCTTCATCAGAATTCGCTGATCGGCG